CTTCGCGCGGGCCATAGCCGCCGAATACCCGGAAGGAATCACATTGGTCGTAGTTGCAGGAATGGACTATGCGAGCTTTGTCAACGCAAAAGGATTCGATGTGCTGGATAGTGCAGAAATACAGGTAAGGCAAATGATTGCAGCATGATAACGACGGGAGACATAAAAAGCATTTTGTCAGAAGACCTGAAGAAATACGGGTTCAAGACATATCTGCAAGACACATTCCCCGACGGCGAGATAACTGACGAAAGAATAATTATTCGCTGCGGAGAATTGTCGCCCGGAACTTATTGGGAAAGCTCATATGCTCATTTGAACATCTGCGTGCCCGATCTGTACGGTATGGCCAATACAAGGCGCTTGACCGAGATCGAGCGAATGTTCAAACGCATGAAGAAAACCTTTCGCTTTGACGGTTCCGTCTGCCGATACATGGAGGACGGGACGAGCCAAGAAAAGGATGAAGCCCTTAAGTGTCACTTTGTAAACGTAAGATTATTATTTGAAATGTTAAACGTAAACTATTAAAACTATGGCAACAACATTTTCTGCTGTCGACATTAAGCAGCTTTGGTATGCTGAGACTACGGCTGTTACCGCCGATCTGACCGGCGCCATTCTTGCGACCATCCTCAGAACAGCAAAGGAGGTCAAAAACGTTCATCAGGACACATGGTCAATCGAAGAAGCTGAGCCGTCCGTAACATCGTACAAAAATCAGATTACAGGCAGCAACTATCGTCAGACAAAAGAGATGGGCGATTTAGTCATGTCGTTCACGATCGGACAATATGACTATGCTACGAAAAAGGACCTGATGGGCGGTACGCTCATCGATACCGACAAAGGATGGAAGCGCGAAAGAGGTGTCGTAGACATCTACAAGTGCATGATCGCCCTGACCGAAGACAATCAGTACGTCGTATTCCCTAAAGCGACCTCTATCACCCGTGAGGCCAACACAGATGGAGCAATCGGCTTGGCCGTATCGGCAACGGCGTTGGAACCGGATAATTCTGACGTATCCTCGGAATATTGGTTCGATTCTTCGGTGGTTGTTGTAGCGTCATCACTCAGCAATCTGAGCAGCAAGTAATCATTCATTATGAACCAGAAAAAGGGTAAAGGAGTCAGGGATTCCCTTACCCTTTTATTTCATTAACGACCATGAAAAACGAAGCAGCAAAAATAGTTTCCGAATCTCTTATCGGAGCAAGTTATGTGACCATCACAATGGGCTCGAAAGCGTACACCCTTTATCCGCCGACTATCAAAAGATTGTGCCAAGCGATTCGGCACTTCGCGGCAATAGACATTCAGGGAGAAAGCATATTGGACGCTCTCGGGGAAATGCCGGACGCAACAGAACACATACTAAAAGGTCTTTCCTGTCTTTTGTGCGGGAACGAGAGTCTGGCAGAGGAATTATCGGAAGGTTCTTTCGTCGAGATGAAAATAGCTTTAAAGGAGGCGATCTGTCTGGTCGGAACCGACCCTTTCGAGTGTGCCGCTTTGGCGAGGAGCGTCGCCGAAGTGGCAGCAAAGATGAGGTAATCGGAAACGAAACGATGATGGGACAGATCGCTTCGTTTATGG